AGGAACGCGAAGCGGGGCTGCGCATGGCTCGCAAGCTGCTGGGCATGTGCGACGAAATGTGGGTGTTCGGCGACGAGATCAGCGAGGGCATGGTCGGCGAGATCATCGAGGCGTCGGCCCGCTGCATCCCGATCTATCACTACGACGGCCCCATCACCCTGACCATCACCCGCGACGGGAAAGACCCGAATCGCTGGTCGTGGCATATTTGACATCAAGGAGGAAGACACAATGGCAAGAAAACGCGTAGAAGACACAGTCCCCGCTCTGGAGAGCTGGGACGACGTGAATCAGGCGCTGGCGACCATCGCGGACAATCAGCGCACGGTGGAGAACTTCGAGGCAGCGATGCAGAACAAGATCGACGAGGCGAAGGCCGAGGCCGAAGCCCGCAGCCGCGTCTTCATCGAGGCCACCAAGCGCCTGGAGCGCCAGATCAAGGAGTTCGCCGAGGCACACCGCGACGACATGGACGGCAAGAAGACCAAGACGCTGAACTTCGGCGCAGTGGGCTTCCGCAAGTCCACGAAGATCAAGCTGCCGAAGGCCCCCACCAAGCTGGCTGAGATCATCCAGCTGCTGCGCAGCAAGGGCATGGACGACTGCGTGAAGACGCCCGCGCCCAGCGTCGATAAGGACGCCCTGCGCAAGTACCCCACCCAGGACATCGTGGCCGTAGGCGCGTCCATCGAAGTGGACGACGTGTTCTGGTACGAGCCGGACCGCGAGAAGCTGGAACGCGGCTAACCGACGAAGGAGGGCACACGGATGGGAACGCAGGCCAACGTCCTGACGCCGCAGCAGATGCGCTGCATCTACGCGCTGGCGCGCGGCGGAGGGATCAGCAACGAAGATCTTCACGCCGTCGTCTTCGCGACGACGGGCAAGGACAGCATGAAGCTGCTGACGACGGCAGACGCCAAGCAGGTGATCGACCGGCTGAAACGGCTGACCGGACAGGAGACGACCGCGCCGCACAACAGGCCGACGAAGGAGCAGGTGGCGAAAATCTACGCGCTGGCCGCAAAGCTGGGCTGGGCCGACGATCCGAAAAGGCTGCGCGCCTTCCTGGAGAAGCGTTTCGGCGCGTCCCACCCCACCTTCCTGGACGACAAGCACGCACGCAACTGCATCGAGGCGATGAAGGCCATGCTGGCCGGAGGACGCGGAGAGCGGAAAGGAGGCCACGATGGAGAAGTGGACGGACCGGCTGACCATTGACATGATCCCCGAACAGTACAGGCAGCTGGCAGAGATCACGGGCATCCAGCCGCTGCTGACGCTGGCAGCACAGTACGGCGGCTCCAACCTTTACATCCCAAAGGTGGACGCCCTGACCCGCACGGCGCGCGACCGGCTGATCCGCGAGAAGTTCACCGGCTACAACGCCGAACAGCTGGCGCAGGAGTTCGACCTGACGGTCCGCTGGGTGCAGGAAATCTGCAAGGACGCACCGCCTGCCGGTCAGCTGTCGCTGCTGGACTTTGAATAGTCCGATTTTATCCACATTTCCCCCATAAACTAAGGGAATTGCTTCTTATTTACCCAACAATCGAATCCATTTACAATAAACTCCGTAAAGGCCGCGCGCCTTTACGGAGTTTTGTTTTTTATCTGGAGGGCGCAGCATGGAAAGCTGGATCACATGGATCATTCAGGTGGTGGCCTACGGCATCATCTGCTTCCTACTCAAGCGAGAGCTGAATCAGTTCGACCAGCGGGACAAGCGCCTGCAGGAGCGCATCGACGAAGTGGAGAAGAAGGCGTCGGCCGACACCAAGGCCCTGGCCGAGAAGATGGACAACTTCATCCAGGAGGCCCCCTTCAAATACACCCTGCGCGACGACTTCATCCGCGCCGTCGCGGGCTTCGACGCCAAGCTGGACAAAATCCTTGACCAGCTGACCAAAAGAAACTGACCCAAAATCTACAGAAAGCGAGGTGGGCCGATATGGCAGCCAACCTGACCGTCGCGGCGAACAAGCGCGTCCGCGGCGAAATCCTGGCCCTGCTGTACTCCGTTCAGCCTGTGCCGGTGGAGATCAGAACGATCACCAACAGCCTGCTGGAGTCCAACATGGTGAGCGTCCCCAGCATCGCGCAGCACATTGACTACCTGTCGGGCAAGAAGTACATCCAGGTGATCGGTGAAGAAGCAGCCGAACAGATCCTGCACGGTGTGGTCCCGCCTTCCGCCTTCGTGAAACTGACGCCGACCGGCGTCGATCTGGTGGAGGGCACCATTGAGGACCAGGGCGTTGACGTCTGATGGGCGACCAGAGAGAGCGCAACCGCATCAAGTCCCGCGTGGATGAACTGCCCGACGAAATCCGCGCACAGCTGGACGCGATGCTGGCAGACGTCAACTACACCTACCAGGACATCGCCGACACGATCACCGACCTGGGCTATGAGATCAGCCGCAGCGCCGTGGGCAGATATGCCATGCGCCACAACAGCGCAGCACGACGTTTGAAAGAGGCATCAGAGCAGACCACGGCGCTGCTGCAATTCATCCGCGAGAATCAGGACGTCGAGTCCACGGAGCTGGCCTCCGCGATTATGATCGACGGCCTGACCCGCAGGATCGCAACGGCGGACGAAGACTTCGACGCCATGCCGCTGGACAAGGCGGGCCGCCTGCTGGTCCAGCTGCAACGCAGCACCATTTACAAGGAACGCTGGCGCAAAGAGCGCCTGGCGGCCATTGAGGCCGTCGAGCGCAACGTGAAGGCACGGATGCGCCAAGCCGTTCAGAACGATCCGGAACTGCTGGCACAGCTGCAAAGGCTTGTCAGCGACGCGGCAGCAGAGGAGGCGGGGCGCGATGAAGGCTGAGCTTCACTGGTACGTTGCGCAGGTTATGACCGGCAGCGAGCAGGAGACGGCCAGGAAACTGACCGACGCAGGCATGGAGGCGCTCGCCCCCGTTCAGATTCTCCACGAACGGCGTCACGGCAAATGGTGGCCGATCCGCCGCGTGGTGTTCCCCAGCTATGTATTTGTCCGCACGGGCATGACGCCTCGCTTCTATTACTTCATCAGCGGCCTGCCCCGCGTGATCCGTCTGCTGGGTGCAGACGGGCCGGAGCCGGTGCCGGACGAGCAGATGGAAGTAGTTCGCCTGTTTGCCCCAGGCGGCCGAGACTTCGGCATGTCGCAGGGTGAGCGCATCGACGGCAAGACCGTGATCACATCC